TTAATGAATCAATAACTTGCGATTTACTCTCATTCGTGAAAACAAAAGGAGCTATAGCGACAGGAGTATTATTTATCAATTGCTCTTGAACTGCATCACCTATCCCCGTAGCGTCAACTGTAGCAACTTGTACATTCCAATATCTCAAAAATGTATCAATTTGTACAATCTGATCAGTCCAACTTCCACCATGTAATCGAAGAGTGTCAACAACAAGCAAAGGCTTACACAGTCTCAAAATAGTTACAACTGTATAATCTTGTTTCCTTGCAAAATCAACCCCCGCCACATATTCATAACCACCCCCAGGCTCTAAATTCCATTCACCACAAATACAATTTTCTAGGTCTTTATTCTTCCAAACCTGCATTTCATCCTCAATAAATTTTCCACAATATTGCCTAAGAAATTCACGAAGCGGAAGCTTTTTAAATAATGCTTTAAATTCCTTTACACTCACTGAAGGATTAACAATTGATGGAAGCTGAATAATAAAGCCATCCCCACCCCTCTTTATTTCCTTATACAAATCATAGTACCAATTCTTCAAAGCAGGAACACCAATAGCTATAAGCCTTCCCTCTCTTTCTAATAATGCTGGTTCCAATTCTCGAAAAGCATCATCACGAAAGAAACCAGACTCATCAACTATTACACTAGAATACCCACGACTTACCAAGCTTTTAGGCTTATCACCAGACCTTACATATAACATACTTCCCAATTTCCTAAGTCTGATATATTTTTCAGAGCGAGAATAAAACGGGGAATAATCCTTCAAATGCTGAAAAATCATATCGTGAGTTTTTTCAAATACGGCTTTAGTCAAGTCAGCAGTAGGAGCAGTTATCAAACAGCAAGGAGCACCAAAAATAGAGTGCGGTTTTTCAAGAAGCCCCAAGCATCCTTCAAAACTTGCACAATGGCTTTTTCCGCCTCTTCTACCAAACAAAACACAAAGCTTTCTAAACTTTCTAGCAGCCTCATGAATCTTTTTTTGCCCTCTATGAGGAACATATCCGAAGCGTGAATAAGAATAATCTAAATCCATTAGTCAATCTTTTCACCCCTAAACCTAAGCAAATCATCAAGCGTTGCTTCTGGGTCTCTCTTTCCTTGTGCTATCTCATGCAACCTAATTATATTATTCGTTGAGGTTCTAAATATCTCAGCCATCAAACGAATTGAAAATAAATCATTCGATGGTGTCTGTTTAATAAACTCATATAGCTTTTGGAAAGATTCTTTCCGTAACTTGGAATCAATATCGTAATTCTCAGCCACATAATTTTCTAAAAGCTCTTTTAATTCCGTGTCATCCTCCACCCCCTGAGCTTTAATAATCCCCCGCTTTGTTAAATCTGCTCTTTCATCATCCCATTTCCCAGCCTTCACCCAAGTATCAACAGTTGCACGGTGAAGACCCTCACAGACTTTTGGATATCTTTTCTTCAAAGTCTCCGCAATATCTGCAAGGGACAAAAACCGCATATATAACGCCCGTGCGTCAGTCTTTATCTTGTCTGAGTACTTGCCCATTTTCCAATAATTACTTTTCCCTGCCTAGATTCAAAAGTTGAAAAATCCTTATCCTCATCAATTGCATATTTCATCAATCTATCAACCAATTCAGCATCAGTTAATTTTACCAGTTCAGACTTGGCAAAAAGAGAGAAACACACAATCATCATTGTAGCAGCACAAAAAAAGCCACCAGCAAAGCCCGCTATAAACTCAATCACTTCTTCCCCCATATTCCAAAAAGAATAGCTAGGAAAATCAAAAGCACAAATACAGAAAAGTCACTCATTTTATTTCCCTCTCTTTCTGTTAAACCTTGCGATTATCTTCCTTGCTCCTTCGTTATCAACAGGAGTATCTGAAGTTAAACGCCCAACTTCAATATCATCCCCATCACCTGATTCTTCATTTTCATTTTCTCCAGACGTTTCCTCAATTATCTTTCCATCACTTGTAAACATCTTTAATTGAGACCTTTCCCCGTTCAAGTACTTTTCAATTTCATCCAAAAGCTCAATTGCAAACTTTTGATTAACCTTATCAGGTGAAAGCGGTGGTAAATTCAAATTCAAATACTTTTGAACAGTATCCAGCCAAACACCACCAAATATTTGAAGCCCAATTTTATCAGCCTCATCGTAATGGAATTTAAAGCCAGTAATAAAAGTCTGCCTATCACCAGTAAACCCAACAGTTTCATTTAAAAGCTCTTTAAATAAATACATTGCTTCAATCAATGCCTGCCTTGGCTCTTCTTTTGATGTGTAGACCGTATTTTTTGTGGTGTCATCGCTGTGAAAATCTTCATAATGCACAGTTACACCAGTTTTTTTGTTTTTACTAAATTTCAATATTTTCATGATTTTTTAACCTTTTTTGTAGACAATTTTTTTTTGAAAAATTTTTCCGCCCGTAATGTGTGAAAGAAACCTTTGCCTGAGCGTTGTAACGGGCTTCCTCAAGCGTGGGCAGTGTAATAAGTTTACTATGATGTATTATTCATATTCTTATCCCTCCTCTGGTCAGTGTTCTTAATTGTTACAGCCTTCAAATGTTTAGGGCAAGGTACACCAACATCATCAAAAGGTTTAAATGTTTGTGGAGTTGGGCATACAGTAGCTTGTTTAATTAAACTATAACGCTCAAGGAAATTCAAAAGCCCAAACGGGGAATGTAACTTCTCTTTAAATGCTGATAATTTCAAGCCCGCAGATAAATATTTTAATACTTGTTGTGGCGAATCCTTGCAAGTAGAAAGAAACTCTTTAACTTTTCCATATTCTTTATCAGTAGACGGATTAATGTTAATGCCGTTCTGTTCAAAGGCAAAGCGGATTTGATTATGAATTAAACTAAAATTAATTTTTTGGGGTGGTAATTTCTCCCCCCTCTCTTCTTTCTCCTCTTTCTCCTCTCCTAAATTAGACTTTATTTCTACAATATCGGATATTGTCGGACTTTGTTCTAATATTATTTGAACATTGTTATTTTGCTTTCGTATCAAGGCAGACTTTTTTCTACAATAATCCGACTGCCTAGATTCCCAAAAATTATTAACAAACCCACCAGATGAAAGAGTTATAAATTTTATCGAATCTAACAAATTTAAAGATTCCTGAAATTGATTTACCTCGATACGTAATTTCCAAGAAATACCAGCTAAGGAAAACTCATTAAAATCAAAAGAGACAAACTCAGATTTGCTCTTTGTGCATTCAGTAAGAATCCAAAACCAAACCGCTATAACATGATGATTCTTTTGTACTATCGCTTGAAACCTATAATCATCTAAATCCGTTTCATAAAGTTTGCACCAATCAGCCATAAAATATATAATGAAATTTGTACTTTGAATTTTCTTTAGTCATAAATATTCAATTTTTTGTCAATTTGGGAAGCATTAAGGGGGATCGCTTTTTCCCCCTTTTTTATTGGGAAACTTGCTTTTTAACAATAAAAGATTTCTTCAAAAAGTCATCCTTCTTCCCTGCCTCGAATGCTTCAATATAGAGAGTTTCTAATTGCCTTATCTGTGGTTCTAGTTCTGCAATAGTTCTAATAACCTTTTTCTCATAAGGTAACTTATGCCCTCTTCCATACTTGGAACATTCTGATTTTTCTTTTTCTTGAATAGTCATAACTCTGTAACCATAACAGTTTATTTTTTTATTGGTAACGGGTTTACATTATATTTTTTTCTTATTACACTTTCCCCCTTTTGTTTTTTTCTTCCAGTACCTAAGTTTTTTTCGGGAAGGGACGCTTATTATTGTTGCTCTTACTTTCTTCTTCTCTATTCAGGTTCGCCACATCCTCCCCCACCCGCCTTACCTATCCCCCCTAAATCCCCCCTTTCCTTAGCCAGCCGTCGTCCTCTCCCCCTTCAAAAGGAAAGGGGGGACTTTTCAGCATCCCCCATTTATGCCCTTATCGCTTGCGGATAAGTATTTTCAAATCGTTTGAAAATACATCTTTCTAATTGCTTCGTTCCGCTCGAAAAACCTTTGCGGATGTTTTTAAGTTTTTCTCGCTCCACTCCGCAAAGCTCTTTCGGGCATTTCAACAGCAGCAACGAAAACCAAGAAGAGCGGATTAGGGGATGTGGTGCGAAGTCTGCGAATCTGTAATAAGTAACTTTTATAGCGTAACGCCTTTTAAAAGATGTTACGATGTGGCATTATTATAGTATTCCCAAATACAAAAAAAGGATTCAAAATGTCATGGAAGTTAAAGTTACTGGTTTTACTGGAAGTCGTCAAGGATTTCCGAATCTTCAACAAATGCAAAAGGCTATTTACGAAGTTCAAGCGTCAGGTTGCCCCGTTCGTGTTGGTTGTCAGCGTGGGGTTGATAGTGTGGTTCGTTCACTCGTTCCTAATGCTGAGGTTTATTATGTTATTTCTCCAGGTGCGGGCAGTGGTCGCTTAGATTGGTCTGTGGCTTTTGCTCGAAGAAGCCAAAACATGGTTCAAAATGTTGGCAGGCTTATTGGTTTTGCTTCTGACCCCTGCCCAGCTATCGTTAATCCAAAGCGGTCATTTGTTGGCGGTGGTTCTGGTACGTGGGCATCGCTTGCGTTTGCTGCCAGCATTGGAATTGAAGTTATAGTATTCCTAGCCGATGGGTTAGAATTACCACCATGGAAAAATGGCAGATGGGCTCACGCTTCTAAAGATGGGATTTTCTCAGAAGCTTATAAGTGGATTCCATCAGAAAAAGACGCACAGCTAGTTATGTTCTAGCTAAGAGTTAGGGGGAGCATCTAACTGAATTACCAAGCCTGAAATTCTCTCAATTTGCTTATCGTAAGCTCTCCCTTGTCCCTTTCTTTCATGCTCTCCTAGACTTTCTGCATGATGTATTTGACTCCGTTTACTTTGTTACCAACTAGGGGAGCATGAAGGAAAGAAAAACCTTCTAGCTATTACTAACACCAGTAAAAGCTATAAACACCAAAAGGAGTAAAAACAATGTATCCAATATTTTTTGATGATGAAAAGCAATTCATCAACGTTCCAAGAATCACAAGAATGACAAGAGAAGACAAAATAAAAGACGACCTAGACGAAAAAGACAGATTCCCACTAACTATAAGACTAGGTTATGACTATGTTTCAATATACTTTCTCACAGAAGAAGAAAGAGAAAACTACATCAAACAAATGATGCAAGGAACAGCAAACGCAGTAAGAAGCATTCTAGAAATACCTAACGGAAAATCAGAAATTCCAAAATATCCACCACGTGAAGCTTGCAACGCCTGCGATATCCCATACACAGAACCCCCAGACCTAAGCAGATTGAAAGAAGAATAAAGATTCTTACAACTAGGATAAACCCAATTATCCTAGCTGAAGGAATACCCTTCCATTTTGCCAATATCGGCAAGATGCACTAAACACAAAAGGAAAAAAAATCATGTCAAACATCCCACAAACATTTTCAGAAATGAAAGAAAGCCCCTATCTATCTTGGTTTGATACCACACAAGAAGGAATGAAAGTAACAATTCATAGCTATGACAAAGTACAAATTGAGAGACACGGGGGAGAAATAGAAAATAAATTTATCATCTACTTTATGGAGCTAGAAAAGCCAATGATTTTGAATGTAGTAAACAGAAACACACTAAAAGAAATCTTCGGAGATAATCCCCAAGCCTCAATAAATCAACAAATCATACTTTACTATAGAGATGATATTGAATTCCAAGGAAAGCCAGTAAATGGGTTACGCCTCAAAAGATACACTCCCCCAAAACTAACAAAGCCCTCAAAGATAGATGAAGAACTTCCCGCCCCTCCCCCGAAAAAAACTATTGAACCAGCAGGAAACGAACCACCCCCACCACCTGCAAAGCCAACAAAAGGAATCACCGAGGAACAAAGGAAAGCAGCTTTCCAAAGAGCAAAAGCTTCAATCCAAGTTAAAACACCAGAACAAATACTAAATAAAGTAATGTCTCCCCCTAGATCAAGAGAGGGTACACCATTAGAGCCTTGGGAAGCTGGCGGATATGTGAACACTCAAAATATAGCAGAGATAGAAACAGAAGACATTGCGGAAGTATTTGACGATGAAGAAATAATTGAGCTAACATAAACAAAGAGAAGATTTCTATTTACAACTATACGCAACGGAAAAGTCCCCAGTCTTGAGAGATTCGGGGATTTTTCTTTTAAGTGAAAGTCCTGAAAGCATGCTCCTCACTCATACATTAGACTTCGTCATTTCTTCGGTTCGTCGCATGCGTGGGCATCAAGCCCACAGGTTATAGCCATACTGGAAATATTAAATTGGATAATTTTTCTCGAATCATTCTCGAAAAACCAAACATCATTTTTTCTTCCGTTCACTACAGGGGAAAAACTGTAGGATGTTTTTTTATTTTCCCCTTTCGTTCACTCCAGAACCTAAAGAGCATTAATAAAATTTGCTAGTTGTGCGGTTTCATATCCACGGGAAACCAATTCAAACACAAGCAAAATAATTGAAGGCAAGCCAGCCAAAAGAGCCATCTTAACAGTAATTTCAGTGAGCTTTTTGGTAATTTCTATCTGAAAAGCATGATCAGACGTAATGTGTTCATTCAAACGATTTTCAAGATTTAAAGCGAATCTAGTGCAGCCCGAATCATCCATAAGTGAAAATAAAGCTCAGTAATTCTATTTTTTCATGTTTTTATAGAAAATTTGGAACGGACCTAAGACAATTTTTTTTGAAAAAATTTTTCCGCCCGTAATGTGTGAATAAAACATTGCTTCAAGCGTTGGCGGAGAGTGGCAAGTCCATAAGGAATTGGTTCACATTAAACATGGAAATGTTATTGTTGATTGCTCTTAGTTGAAAGTCAATTGGTTTAATCTCATTAGATGGTTTGTTTAACTCAGTAGTAATAACTCTGTTATCTGATAATGCTATAAGCTCAGAACAATAGATACCCATACCATCCCCACGAATCAAGAGATGTGATTTTAATACCTGATACTTTGCAAGATTATAAATATCTCTAAATCCGTAAGGTCTACCCAAATATTTCATTATCTCGTTAGGGGATACATGATAAGGAATCCCTCTTATTTTTTTATCTTTATTTTCATTGAACCAACTCACAAAAGATTTAATACATACTCCTGAGTCTATGTGAGATTCTACAATTACCCATTGATTAAAGTGCCAATGCCAAAAGAGAGCAGCAACATGGCTAAATCTATCCTCAACGGGTAAATCGCAAGGCGAACACATTTGAATCGAATGCGAAATTAAGCCATTACCTATAACGCCCAGTACATAAGTTTTACCTTTTATTAATAAGTCCATATCACCTTATCTGATTTTTTAGGGTCGCAATCTACATGTATAAAACTAGAACCAATTCCTATGCGATTAAAGCCAACCGTCAACAACAATGTAAGAAGAATGTACCTATCTCTATCCCCATAAATCCCAATATCAGCAGCGTATCCCCTACAATGTGAACTATTCTTTTCACCTTTCACAGCTTTATTATGTGCCTCTGTTCTATAACCTGAATTAATCTTATATTTGTATCCTGCACCAGTAAAAGCTAAAAGCACATCATCAAGTTTTTTAAGAAATGTTCCATCCATAGAAACATATGAAGAAGGCTCGTCAGGCGAGGCGAAATCTAGAGGATTAATAGATTTGTATACAGCCATAAATTAGGGGGTATATTCTGACCAATGAACAGAACCAGATAAGAAAAGCCCAAGAACCACAGCACCAAAAGCACGCACCGCCAGCCCTTGGTTAGGCTCAAGAACAATTGAACCAGGAGGAACGATCGGGAAAGAAAAGTTTGCGTTTAATTGGTTAGGAATAGCCAACAAACAAATCGGAGCTTCAAACACCACACCAGTTACAGTTAAACCAGCAGGAGCATAACGAACATCACCAACGGAAGAACTGGGAAAAGCGGGATCATGTTTCACTACTACGCCAGAAGTTCCCCCACTTGGTGTAGTATTCGAAAAACGAGAAATTGTTAAGGCTGAACGAGTAGCAGCAGCAGTACCACTAAAACCCATTGTAAGCTCAAGACATTTTAACCAAACTTCCTTAGTCCCATTATTTAACAAAGTCCAATAAACCGTGCCATCCGTTAAAGTAGTTGGGACAACATCCATCATCACGCCATAAGTACCAGTAGCAGCCGAACCGTCAAAATCTAAAACCTGCCCATTTGGTTTATATAAAGTTGCTCTTAATGCTTTTGAACCAGCGTCAACAGTTGCGAGGTCAGAACCAGCACCAGATTGAATTAATGTCATTTCTTTATTAGGTTAGAAGATAGTTAAAATTATAACTACCTTTCACGAAAGTTTCACTAATGACCTCAGCCGTTATTATTCCATTCACCAAGCAAGCAGCAGCACAAAAGAAACCCTCACATTCATAATCATCCGTTCCCCCCTGAGCATTCATCATAATTCGATGTGCAGTAGTTGCCAAAGCATCGGTAAAAGTAAAAGTCTTGGATAACAAAGGCAAAGAACCAAAATCAAGAATCACATCATTCGAAATAACAGAGCCAGGAAAAGAAACGCCAGTCTCTCCCTTATCTCCTTTATCTCCTTGTATTCCTTGAATTCCTTGTGCACCTTGTGCCCCTCTATCCTTGTAAATTATTAGTACATCGTTTGGCATGTTATATAGTCGAGTTAGGTATTACATTAATTGTACCCTCTAAAATACGATATTTCTTGCCATTCCAAGTCATTTCGACATCGTAATACAAAACCTCATCAGGAAACAAATCAGACATATCGTAAGTTAAAGCCATATCAAAACGCCCAATTGTCAAATCTATATCAGTAATAACAAAGTTTTCAACCAATACGCCAGTGCGTGAAGTCTTCCGAATATCTCCCTCAAAAAATGCCCCCGATATATCCATCGGAACTAATGCAGAATCACAATATTGACATTCAACATCCCAATCCTCACCCTTATATAAATCAAATGAATAATTCTTACAAACGATTGTACTCATTTTAAACCCTCAAAAATCTCAGTGTATCAAGCTTTTTAAATTCATACGGAGAAATCATTCCATAAATGGAGCTATCTTCAATCTGTGAAATAGGAGCCTGCCAACCTAATTGTACAGGCTTATCATTAAGAAAATTATCAATAATAGTACCGTCATTTTTTGCTTTAACAACATCCATCAATCCATTATAGGTAATAACATCCGTACTAGTAGGATTTACAGCACCAACAAAAGCAAAAGCATCAGTTACACCACCAGCTTCAGTAATAGTAACAAGCGGAATATTCGGAGTCGTTCTGTTTTCCCAACCCGAAGTTTCTTTTATATTTCCATACTTCCTTTCACCCAACAAATACGCCACAAACACCGCACATTGATTTTTAATAATTTCTGGACGCTCCAAATAATCAGCATCCGAACTAATACGATTCTTATATCCAAACTTTCCAAAAACTTGAATATCATCCACATCACACCAATCACCTGAACGCCTTCTAATAATCCCCATCCCCCGACTTGAATAATCTGAAGAGCTTACAGCAATCCCACCAATACGAATTTCAGTAATCCTAGAAATGGGAAAAGGGCAAAAAAGCAAATCTTCACTTGCAAATAAATCACCATCAAACCCATCAATCGGTGAAACGGTGTTATCCATTTCATAAAAATGAGTGTTGCAGTAATCATCTATAAGCCCTGATGCTACTTTTATTGCCCTTTCAATCCGTGCCTGAAATTGAGCCGTCACTGTATCATCGGAATATTTTATTTCTTGTAAAACATCCGATAAACAGCAATAAACCTCTTTTTCAATTGCTACCGACATGCTTATTTTTAGCCCTCGGTGCTTTTTTCGTTTTCAAGGGCTTCTTTTGCCCCTTCGATTCCGCCATGGATTACCCCCTTTATTTTTCCAAAAATAGAGAGTGCTTTTGACACCTTACCATCTCCGCAATCAGGGCATAAGTCCTCAGCCAGTGCCCCAATTATGTCAGTGAGATGCTCTACTTTCTGAATTAGTTTTTCTATATCGTTCATGTTATGCATCTAACAGTACGTTCAAAGCAGCCAGATCGTCTGTGATATCGTCAACACCATCACTAAAATCAGTTTTCTCATGATTATGGATTTTATCTATTCCAGTAACCAAGACGCCCAACTGAGTATTAATGGCGGTGAGAATATCTTCAACCTTTTCATTTACTGCGGTTTGATCAACTACCATTATTTATCCCTCGTTTCAGTAATTTAATAATAACAAGTACTAGTCTTTAATGTTGCGACATAGTGCGACCGTTTCCTTACCAGTACCAGGAGTAAACACAGGTGTAAACCCTCCTTTAACTTCAGCGTGTACACGGTTTAAACGAGCGGTTGCGAGAGCAGCGTCAGTTTGACCAGTTATAACCCACATCCTAAATTGTTTAGAAATAGAGCGGACAAACATTCTGGTGTTAACGGCAAGCAAGAACGAAAAATCATTAGCTGACGCCCCATTTATTGCACCCGCTGCCGTCACATCAGAGCGGACAAACTCAGAATTATAAACAGGAACGCTTTTAACATATCCAATCAAACCACTTGCGATCTGTGCGTCGGTCGCCCATTTAGCCAACATCAAGGTAGAATCTTTCCAATCAGTTGAACTCCATAAACTAAACTGTGCCCCAGTTGTAACTAAAATAGCTAAATCTTTCATGCGTGCTGAATACTTTTTCATTAATTTCATAGTATCAATTGCATTAGAAGTAGCAACCGCAGCACCAGTACCAGCAGCAACCAAAGAACCAGCTAACGCCAATTTCCTCAATCCTTTCCAACCCTTCAAATGATAATCAGCATCAAGAGCGGCAATGTCAGTATCCATGTGAGGGCTAGTACTATCACCATTTATGATTGCATCATCCAAATCCCTAGCCCAAGACCTTACGATCGCTTTTTGAATCAAAGGCAAAACCGCCACAACTGAATTATCATCTAAATCAACAGAATAATCTCTGAATGCTGTAAAAGCTTGGTTAGATACTGATATTTGCTCGGTAGTTTGTGAACCACCCGCAGTCTTAGCAAGCCCATCAACACCAGTAAGCTTGAAGTGATAATTTCCATAAACACTAGGAAACTTTTGAGCATCTTGGCTCATTGTTATATTTTCAAAAAGTTTGAATATTCCTGGTTCAAGCTCCAAATCTTCAAACAATCTAGCTTGTAAATTCGTTGGAACGTACTCAAGTCCACTCCCAGCAGTAGAGGCGTCGAAATCTTTCTTCAATGCTTCCATTCCATGGTAAACATCACGCCTTAAAAGTATATTTGCGAGCTGTTTTTCGTGAATTGGTAGGTTGTTAAAACTTCCACCTTTTGCAGCGGAAATTGTTGGAATTTCAATTTTTGGCAAAGGTTCAGGCGACAATTTTTTTTCCAAAAATTTTTCCGCCCGTAATGCTTGACTTTGAGTGTCTTCTGAGCGTTCCTGTGGAGTAGCAGGAACTGCATTTTTCATACAGTTGGTTACAGTTTCTTGGATAAGCTTTTGTAAGTCATCCTTTGATAGCAAGTTGTCCATTTTGTTTAATCCTCAAATAAGAAGTGGTTATAGTCTCAATACTATCACCAAAACTTTTTGAAGTTATCAAGGCGTTAGGATTAGCAGGTACACCAACAAGCGATATCTCGTACAAATCAGTAACCTCAGTAATCATTACCCCTTTTTTATCATAGTCCCAATTACCAGAAACTGAAACCGCAGATACAAAACCTTCCTTCACCTTATACCTTAAATCTGCAAGCCCTGGAGCATTCGATATCTTAGCAGTCATGAACAATCCTTTTGCATCTTCATAAAGATTTGTTACCCTGCCGATAATTGAATCAACATTATATTTATGGTCCAACAATAAAACGGGATTTGTACTCATGAAAGCTTTAATTGCTTTTCCCCATGCACCATCCACAAACGCTTCACCGTATCTGTCTAAATCTTTTGTACTTGCATAACCTTCAATTTCAACATCTTGGAAATCTTGGTCTATTTGTTTAAAGCTCTTCGCTTTGCAAGTTAATTGAACCTTCCCTTTGCAGTGTTGCATTTTATTTTATTCCCATTAATTTTCGGTATTCATCTTTTGTAATTATATTATTAACAAAGGCTTTATCCACCCAAGTAGATTTTTTAACTAAGTCTTCATTTACTGGTTTAAGAAATTCAAAACGATAATTCTTGTTTATAGGTTGAACCAGTTCCCAAGTGATTATTTGCTCAAGCCTTTGTAAGAGTGGTATCAGTGTATTGTTTACAAATACTCTCTCCTGAATTTCTGCATTAGAAAAATTCACGCCATCCGTAAAACCTAACAATGCCCCAGGCACTCCAAACACTGCGAGAATATCATCCCTAGTCATTTTTGATTGTTCAACATCTTGAGCATCCCTTAAATTTGTGCTTAACTGCTGGAATTTATACCCACCCCAAGCAAAAAAAGTCTTAAAGAAATTCTTAACTCCCCCCATTTCTTCCTGAAAAGAAGCCTTCATCATCTTTCTTTGATTATCATTCATTGCGGCAGCTTCACAAGTAAAAATACCAGAAGCAACGGTTCCATTTTTGTAAAAGCTGGATAAATACGAATCTCTGTTCAAATTCTTTTGCAATAACAATTCCGCCTGTTGAATTAATCCCATCCCAGTAATTGGAATGTAAGGATTGGGATATTTAAAGTGAATCATTTCATTAGGCTGAATAGGAATAATCTTTTCATTACTAATCAACTCATACCGAGTAATAAATAAGTCCTGAATCGTATATGTAGTGATTAAATTCGGAGGCAATAAAAATAAACTATCAGCCAAGCGGTATAAATAAGCGTTCCCTATAGCATCCAAATGCCAAACACACAATTCAAGCAAATCCTCAAACTTTTGAAATGAATTTGGCTGAATTAATTCTTTTATTCCATGATTCTCAACAGCACTCCCCTTTTGGTCTACTACACGCCAAGGAGTAGAACGAACTTTCCTAGCACGGAGAGAAATACAAGAAGAAGCAAGCGGTAAAACATGCGTAAGAGAGTTTAGATAATTTTCTACACTCAAAGCTATTGCGGTTACTTCAACCGAAGAGAACCAAGTAGCTTCTTGTTTTGTTTGTCTTGTTGTAAATAGCGATTTAAATTTTTCAAGCATAATCAAACCCTGATATGTAATCGTATTGAGCAGCCCGAACAGCTAACGCCAAAGAAATAACATAGTCATCATTGTAACCCTCTGGAGCATTAAACACCCTCAGCCCTGTTTTACTAACGCTATATTCATAAGCTCTCATTTCTTTATGGTAACCATCGAACTGTGAAGGGATTTTGATTTTCCCTTTTTCTAATAATAACGTTAATGAATCAATAACTTGCGATTTACTCTCATTCGTGAAAACAAAAGGAGCTATAGCGACAGGAGTATTATTTATTAATTGCTCCTGAACTGCATCACCGATACCCGTGGCGTCAACTGTAGCAACTTGCACATTCCATTGTCTAAGAAATTTATCAATTTGTTGAATCTGATCAGTCCAACTCCCACCATGCAAACGAAGCGAATCAACCACCTCAAGCGGATTCGATAATTTAAGAATTGTTACCACTGTATAATCTTGTTTTCTGGCAAAGTCCACCCCAGCAACAAACTCAAAGTTTTCATTTTGCAGGCCAACATTTTCAAGAATACAATTTTCTAAGTCTTTGTTCTTCCAAACCTGCATTTCATCCTCAATAAATTTTCCACAGTACTGACGAAGAAATTCACGAAGCGCAAGCTTTTTAAATAACGCTTTAAACTCCTTCACACTCACTGAAGGATTAACAATTGATGGAAGCTGAATAATAAAGCCATCCCCACCCCTCTTTATTTCCTTATACAA